CCCAGAGGCACTCGAAGTCGTGTAAGCCAATCTGAGAGCCTTTCGGCACCCCACCCAGGCCAGCACACACACCCACCCCTGTTCGGACGCCCACGAGCCTCCTGGTGGCCTTCCTGGGGTGTGCGCCGCCCGCCGCCGAGGCCCAACCCTCTCTGGTGAGAGCTGACCAACTAGAGACGATCAACCCAACGTAACCACAACCCAACCCACTGCTTGGCACTAGAGCAAGGAAGTCTTCAAGGTCAGGTTCCGTCTCGGTACAGCAAGGAAGGGCAAGGACGACGAAGGTGTCTCTGAACGCTCCAACTCGATCAGGCGACCAAGGATCAACTAGAGCCAGGTACGTGACTAGTCAACGTGTCTTCTCTTCGTCCTTGCTCTCGTGGACCAACTGGGCCGAAGGCCAAGGCGACGACCAAGGACCAACGGTCCGACGGTCGGAGCGAAGCGGAGCCGCACACACGAGCCCGAAGGGCGTAAGAGTTCTTCTTTGAGGTTCTTCTTTTAGGTTCGTGGCCAGATTCTGACCCCTCCCCTGGGGTGCAAGAGGCGTCCCGCGCCTGCTACACTAGAGGTGTTCGACATAGGCCCCCGCAAGGTTCAGCTCACTTTCCCTTGCGGGGGCCGCCTCATGTCTGCTACGATGAACCTACCGTCGAACACTTCAACAGAAAGCGAGCAAACATGTCCGACATCGTTGTCCACACCTTCCACGACCAGCAGGTCCGAACCATCGTCTCCCATGAAGGCGACCCACTCTTCAACCTCGGCGATGTCGCAGCCGCCCTGGAAATCAAGGACACTTCAAGGCTTGCGGCACGCCTGGAGGATGACCTGCGCCAGACGCACCCCATCCTTGATCGGCTTGGGCGCACGCAAAACGCCACCTTCATCACCGAGGCGGGCCTATATGAGGTGATCCTCAGAAGCGACAAGCCGGAGGCTAAGCCCTTCCGTCGCTGGGTCACTGGAGAGGTACTCCCCAGCATTAGGAAGACTGGCGCTTACAGCGTCCAGCCCAAGCTGGAAGGCCCTGAGCTCATGGCCTACGCCCTCATCGAGGCACAGAAGACCATCGAGGCTGCCACTGCCCGCGCCGAGGCCGCAGAGGCTCAGATCGAGGCCGACAAGCCCGCCACCACCCTCGGCAAGGCCATCACCGCAGGAGACGGAGACCTCCTCGTCCGCGACGTCGCCCGCATCCTCGCCTCACACGGCGTTAACATCGGCGAGAAGCGCCTCTACCAGTGGCTCCGCGACAATCAGTGGGTCACCAAGGGTACGGGCCGCTGTGGCAACCAGCCCACGCAGCGTCGCATCGAGCAGGGGCTCGTCCGCCCGCAGGTGCGACCAATCCACCTGCCAGGCGGGCGACTCATCGAGTCCGTGACCACACTCATCACCGGAAAGGGCCAGGAAGACCTCATCAACGGCTTCCTCAACGGCTCCTACACCATCTGAAAACCCAAAGGGGGCCAGCCCCCACAACAAGGCTGGCCCCCACACACAAGAAAGATAGTGACAGCATATGTCATTCACTGCGATCATGCAAGCCCTCAACCTCCCCGACACTATCAAGGGCGCCACGCGCCTCACAGCCATCGCCATCGCCAACCGCGCCAACATGCACCCTGAGCAGGGCGACGCCATCTGCGCCTGGCCTGCCATCAAAGGACTCTCCAGGGACATCGGTGCCAGTAAGTCAGCGGTGAAGAACGCCCTAAACGTCCTTGAAGAGCGCAACGTCATCACTCGCATCCACCGCACCGCCGAGGGGGGCCGCGACACCTCCACCCTCTACATTTGGCACCCGTGGCGTATCGACGGCTGGGACGACTCCGCTATGCGCCGCCGCGAAGACGCTGAGCGCGGATACGCCCGCGAGGAGGCCCCTGAGGTGCCCGCGAGCGCGCCAGCACCCGCACCGGCCACCCCTACCCCCGAGGCGCCCGCCAAGCCCACTGAGAAGCCTGCAGACGGCTTCACGGAGTGGTGGCCCCACTACCCCAAGAAAGTCAAGAAGCTCGACGCTGAGAAGGCGTACAAGGCGGCCATGAAGCGCGGCGTCACCCCCAAGGAACTCCTCGACGGCCTCCAGCGCCAGAAGGCCGCATGGAAGGCCAAGGGTACCGAGCCTCAGTACATCCCCTACCCGGCCACATGGCTGCGCGCAGGCAGCTGGGAGGATGAGCTCGATCCCCCTAACCCTGGCCAGGCCGCACCGGCCATCAACCCCAACACCGGAAAGGCAGTCACCAAGGAAGACTTCTGGTACGCCTGCAAGGACCACGCCATCGACCCGCGCCCTTACGTGAACTTCTGGAAGCCAAGCATGGGGCTCCCCGGTGACCCGGGGTGGGAAGAGCAGCAAGCCCGCCTAGACCGGCATACCGGACGCGGCTGACGCCCCCACTGGGGGTGCTCGCAACACGGGTGCCCCCAAGTCTTGACAGCCGCGTCCAACCCTGTCTACACTCCAGTCATCAGCACAACCGAAAGGAACACACCATGAGCGACGAAACCTTCGCAGCCCTCCAATACGCAGGCCCCGCCAGCTGGCACCACCTCATCGCACCCACACGAACATTCCCCCTCACCGAATTCTCCATCCACTCCATCGCCTTAGCAATGAGCCCCGGAGACAGGAAGCTCGGCGGCAATGAACCCGTGGTTCAACTCGGCGCCCTCGCGGCCGCCGCCAACCTCACCTCCAACGCCATCGCAAACGCAATCTTCACCACAACCGCACTGGACATCTTCAAAGAGGCGCGCACAGCCGCACACGTCCTCCATGCGACCAACAAGAACACCCCAACATTCATCCCCAACGTGAGTACATACAAACATGTCGCGCGCGCACTGAGAACAAACGACCCACAAGTCCTCGCAATGATCCTCATCGACATCATCCACACCGCCTACCACATCACAGAAAACTGACACCATGACCTGGCCAACAGACGCTCTCATCATCATCGACAAAGGCGCATACCGAGGGATCGACATCAGTGGCACAACCGCCACACTGGTAGACGCAGAAGACCCAAAATCAGGCTACTACCTCATCGACGGACCCAAGATTGGACACTGCCTCCACGAAGACATCCTCCTAGAGAATATCACCACCTGGCGCCCCTGCGTAGCAGTACCCATCGGCGAGCTAGAGTTCATGTGGAATGCGTTCATGGGTGTCGAGCTCGGCACGAATCAGCTCAAAGCCATCCAGCACCTCTCCTCCTACCTCCCCAAGGTGATGACAGATGAATCCGAATGACCCCCTAGTACCGAAGATCGAATTCGGTGAACTCGGAGACGACAACCGAGTCACGGTGACCATCGAAATGGTCCCACTCTCCAGCACCTACGACGTACCATAACCACCCACGGGGGCCTGCAACACCAGCAGGCCCCCACCAACACCCCACACAAGCACATGAACACCGAAACCATCATCATCGGCATCGCCCTCAGCGGCGACCGCAACGCCCTCATCGACCTCGACAACATCCACCCCCACCACTTCGCAGACACCCGCAACGCCGCCATCTGGCAGCTCATCGAAGACTACAAGCAGAAGAACCCAGGCCAAGGACTCACCCCAGACCTCCTCCTCGACAAACTCCCCTCCATCACCACAGCCCACGTCACCCCCGACTACCTCCTCGACACCATGAACGGCGTCCACGGAGGCCACATCAACCTCGCAGGCGTCCACGCAAACAAGCTCATCGACGACACCGCCCGCAGACACCTCCACGACGCATGTACCCGCGGCCTCCAAATCGTCGAGGCAGGCGGAGACCCCAGCGACGCAGAAGCATCCATTAGGGAACTCCTCAACCAAGTCAGCACCGGCAGCACCACCCTCGTCAACAACGACACCTGCCTCACCCAAATCACCGACTTCACCACAAAAACCACCCCCTTCACCCCCACCCCATGGCCAGACCTCAACCAGATCATTGGAGGATGGAAACCAGGCGGCCTCTACGTCATTGCGGCTCGGCCAGGAGTCGGGAAATCGCTCCTGGCTCTCCAGGCCGCCGCAGAGCTCGCCGACACCGGACACGTCTACTTCGCGTCACTCGAAATGGCAGGCCGCGAACTCTGGTCACGCATCATGGCCAACGTAGCCAACGTCCCCGGCGACGCAGTAACCCGCCGCCGCCACCCCACCCCCGACGAACAAGCCCGCATGACCGCAGCCGCCCCCCACCTCAGGCAGCTCCCCATCCACTTCGACGACCGCGCAAACCTCACCATCGGAGACTTCGTAGCCACCACACGCCTCCTCCACCGCCAACACGGCCTCACCGCCGCCTTCATCGACTACATCGGCCTCATCAACGCCGCCCCAGGCGACCGCCGCGCACGCTGGGAACTCATCGGCGAGTACACGCGCTCCCTCAAGAACCTCGCCAAAGACCTCCAAATCCCCATCTTCGCCATCGCCCAGCTAGGCCGCCAAGCGGAGCAGTCCCCCGGAGGCGAACTCCAGCTCTCCCACCTCCGCGAATCCGGCAACATCGAACAAGACGCCAACGTCGTCCTCCTCCTCTCCTGCCCCCACGAAAACGGAGTCACCGACTGGACCCGCGCCGACATTCACGTCGCCAAGAACCGCGAAGGCCGCACCGGACACGTCCTCCTCGAACGCGAAGGCGACTACTCCAGGCTCAACCACCTCGGATGGACACCAGCGGGCCACTGAGGAAACCAACAGGGGGCCCATCAATGCTGGTGGGCCCCCACTACTTGACAAGCGTGTCCCACCCTGTCTACAGTAAGTACATCAGCAAACGAGAAGCCCCCAAGATTCCACCCCAGGGGCCACTCACAGAAGAAACAAGAACAGGAACGAAGCTAATTTGTTCTTGCACAGAAAGGATACCACATGGCAAGCCAACCCGTACACCCATACACCCCAGACGCCATCACCCTCCGCCAAGCCGAAGCACTCACCGGCATCAACTACCAAACCATCCACGACGCCGCCACAGCAGGACACATCCACTGGGGCCGCTACGACACAGTACCCACCTTCCGCGTCAGCCAAGAGGGCACCCTCGCCTGGGCCGCAAACAGGAAGCAGGCATGACATGGCAAACTACAAGCCCAAGGCATGCAAGCAATGCGGGTCAGAGTTCACCCCAAATCACTCCAGGACCCTATACTGCTCACCCGAGTGCGTGAAAGCAAAAGACCGCGCCTACTACAAGGCGTGGATAAAAAGCCACCCAGACCGAAAGTGCGAATACGACAAGAAGTACGCAGAGAAAAACAAGGAGAAAATAGCGCGCCGCGCACGCAAGTGGAGGGAAGCCAACGCCGATCACCTTCGCGAATCAAAGCGCAAATACTATGAGGAAAACAGGGAAGCCATTCTAGAGAAAGGCGCAATCAGAAACCGCAAATGGAGAGAGGAAAACCACCAACGAG